CAGACGGCATTCACAGAAGTGGATTGCAAACTGAATTCCTGCGCATGGGAATGACTGTGGGAGATATCAACACTGGCATGGCTGGGTATCTCAAAATACAATCGTTAACTGGTGCCACAAACAAGATGACAACAGCACAGCTCACACAAGGAGCAGCTGATTATGTCAAACAACTGGATTTGCTAACCAAGCTAACTGGTAAATCTGCAGAAACTTTGATTAAAGAACAAGAAGAAGATTTAGCCAACGAACGATATGCATTAGTTCAGAGAGAACTAAAACAAAAAGCAGCTGAAGGTGATATAGAGGCATTAAAACAAGTAACTCAAAATGAATTGCTCATGCGTCAAGACATGAGCAAAGAAACTAAAATTGCCATGCAAAATGCCATTGCTGGCTATGGTGCCAGCAGCGAAGAAGGTGCAAAGCTGATGAGAACTTCGGCAGACGCATTTAACAAGTTGGCATCGGGTACGTTTCAAGCTACCGATGTAATGGATCTTCTCAAACGTGACAGCAAAGCATATTTGGATCAATTTGGTTCGTTAGGTAAAGCCACAGGCGATTTAAGTAAAACATTCTTGAGTGTTCAGGATGCTATGAAGTTTGAAGGACTTAAAGGCACAGCAGAAGAACGGATGGCAACAGCAAAAGCCGAACAAGAAGCACAACAGAAAAATACCGAAGCAGCAGTAGCCAATCAAGTGGCGCTGCGTCAAGAACAAGTTGAAACTACCAAAGCAGCACAAAATCTCATAACCAAAGGATTGGATCCAGTCACTGGGGCTATGTCAAAACTGGCTGGAATTACAGAAAAAGTTGCCACATCGTTGCCAGGAACTGGAAAAAATGTAGGAACATCAGGTACTGGTCGTGGAAATGAGCAAGCTGCTGGAATTCTCGGAACAACTAAAGCAGTTACAAACACCGCTCCGGCAGCACCAGCAGCACCAGCCCCCGCACCTACCGCAGCACCTCCACCACCGCCTGCACCAACACCAAGTCCTGCTCCGCCGCCACCTGCGCCGCCACCTGCGCCACCTCCTTCAGCACCAGCCCCTGCACCTACCGCAGCACCGGCTGCACCAACACCAAGTCCTGCTCCGCCGCCACCTGCGCCACCCCCTTCGGCACCAGCCCCTGCACCTACCGCAGCACCAGCTGCAACACCGGTTTCGTCCACTCAACCGTCTACTGGTGATTTAGCTAAATTGCTAAACTTTACTGGTAACACTGGCAGTCAAAGTAACTTTAATGATCTAAACGCACAATTAAAACAAGCTGTGATACAAGCTGGTGCAGAATACAATAAGGTAACTGGTAAAAATCTCACTATAAACAGTGCAAAACGTGACCCAGAAGATCAACAAAGACTGTATGATGAAACTGTAGCAGCAGGTCGACCCGGAAAAGGTCCCACTGGTATGGCTGTGGGCAAGCCAGGACGCAGCTTGCATGAACGCGGTATGGCAGTTGATATACAACAAGGCAAAGGCGATCAAGTAGCAATTGACTTGCTAAACAAACAAAACTTGTATCAGAAAGTTCCAAATGATCCTGTGCATTTTCAATTCAGTGCCAGAGAAGGTGGAGTGTTGAGTGGGCCTAAGTCAGGATATTCTGCTCAGTTGCATGGCGACGAAGCAGTAGTTCCACTATCAGGTGGTAGAACTATTCCAGTAGAAATGCCTGCACTTACTGCCAGCATGAATGGACAAATTTCTATGATGCAAGTGCAAAGTGAACAACTGGAAGAACTGATTGAGTTGATGCGCAACAACAACGGAATCAGTTCAAAGATACTTCAAGCATCCAAGGCCTAACGGTAAATAGTACACTATGGCCGACAACAAAAATTCTGGTAGCAACAAATCTGGGTGGAAAAAATATTTCAAAGTCGCAGACCTATCTGGACAGATGAGTCCAATATCTGGCGGAAGAGATTCTGGTTTGCCTGGATATCCACGCAACGATGGCAGAACTAATGCTGCCCAAACTGACTTTAGTTTCCGCAACTATGCCAGCCGCTTGCCCGAAGTCTACTCCGGCCACCCCAATCGTATTGAACGTTACAACCAGTATGAGAGCATGGACACCGACTCTGAAATCAATGCATGTTTGGACATTATTTCAGAGTTCTCTACACAGTTGAATGAGCAAAATCAAACGCCATTTGAAGTCAAATACAATGATGATCCAACTGATCACGAAGTAGAAATCATTCGCAAGCAGATGCAACAGTGGGTCAAGCTGAACAAGCTGGACCAGCGCATATTCAAACTGTTCCGCAACACCATCAAGTACGGCGATCAAATTTTTGTGCGTGATCCAGAATCGTTTGAAATGTACTGGGTTGACATGAGCAAAGTGTCTCGAGTGATTGTAAACGAATCTGAAGGCAAGCGTCCTGAACAATACATCATTCGTGATATCAACCCCAACTTTCAAAATCTGACTGTGGCAGCAAAAACCACCACAGACTTTATGGTAAACCCGCCCACTGGCAGCAGTTATCAGCAGGGCGGCGGATACAATGCACCCAACACATCCATGACTGGCACCAGTCGTTTCAGCCGTGCTGTGAACGAAACTTGTATTGATGCCAAACATGTGGTGCATTTGAGCCTGAACGAAGGACTGGATTCTTTCTGGCCGTTTGGCAAAAGCATTTTGGAAAACATTTTCAAAGTGTTCAAACAAAAAGAACTGCTGGAAGATGCGCTGTTGATCTATCGAGTGCAACGTGCGCCAGAGCGCAGAGTGTTCAAAATTGACGTGGGTAACATGCCTAGTCACCTTGCTATGCAGTTTGTGGAACGTGTGAAGAACGAAATGCACCAGCGTAGAATCCCCAGCTTTGGTGGTGGTGGCCAAAACATCATGGACAGCAGTTACAATCCACTCAGCATCAACGAAGATTTTTTCTTTCCCACAGGAGCAGACGGACGTGGTTCATCAGTTGATGTATTGCCCGGCGGTCAAAACCTAGGCGAAATTGACGATTTAAAGTATTTTAACAACAAAATGGCACGTGGTTTGCGTGTGCCATCCAGCTATTTGCCCACAGGTCCAGACGATTCAGACCGTGTGACCAGCGACGGCAGAGTGGGCACAGCACTCATCCAAGAGTATCGTTTCAACCAGTACTGCGAACGACTGCAAGCGTTAATCATGCAAAAACTTGATGACGAATTCAAGATGTTCTTGAAGTGGCGCGGTTTCAACATTTATTCTGGCCTGTTTGCACTGAAGTTTAATCCTCCACAAAATTTTGCCAGCTATCGTCAAAGTGAACTGGACAACACTAGAATATCTGCTTTCCAAGCCATGGAACAAATTCCTTACATGAGCAAACGTTTTATGTTGGAGCGATTCTTGGGTTTAAGCGAAGACGAAATACAAAAGAACGAAAAAATGTGGAGAGAAGAACGGGATACTCCAGAGCTACAAACCACACAAGGACAAGATTTGCGCTCCATCGGCGTTACTCCTGCTGGCATAGAATCGGACATTTCTACTGGCGAAGAAATGATGGGTCTTGGAGCGCCTGGACAAGAAGTTGCACCCCCAGGCGGTCAAATGCCGCAGCCAGCAACCGGAAGCCTGCCCTCACCGTCGGGCGTATAAATAATATCATGATACTGAACGAGCTCTACGAAAGATCCCCATCAGCGTATCAAGACGTCAGTCAAGATAATACGCAGCCAAAACTTGGCGATCTTCGCAAGACAAAAATCACTCTGAAACAGTTGAATAAATTGCGTAAAATGCAAGACACAAGATCATATGAGTACAACGAAAAGCTCAAAATGATCCGCAAACAATATGCGCCTCCAGCTCAGCCTGTGGCGTAATATTACTCATTTATTGCAAAAACACACCATAAACCGCTGAGTTTTTGCCTTTAAAGTAAATATAGGTATAGATTTGCCAGATTAGCAAATCTACCCAACATACTTATAGGAGCTATTAAATGAGCAACAAACGTTTTGAACAACTGATCGAATACGTCATCAATGACGAAACCGCAAAAGCAAAAGAATTATTCCATCAAATAGTGGTGGAAAAAAGTCGTGCTATCTATGAAGACCTCATGGAAAAAGAAGAAGTAGACGAAGACAATGCAATGGGCGAAGAGCCTACTGAAATTGACACAGAAATGAGCGAAGACATTGGTGGAAGCCAAGCTCAAGACATGATTGACGACGTTGAAACTGAAGAAGCTGGCATGGCCGAAGATGACGAGTCTGACGCTGAATTTGATGACGGTGCAGAAGAAATTGGGCACGACATGACCAGAGACATTGAAGACGAACATGACGGCGAAGGCGACATTGAAAATCGTGTGGTTGACCTTGAAGACAAACTAGACGAACTCATGGCTGAATTTGAAGCCATGATGGGCGGCGATGACGGCATGGGCGGCGAAATGGGTGACATGACTGATACACCAGACATGACTGACATGGAAGTTCAAGACGACGAGTTTGAAACAGAAAGCCAAATGATGCCAATGGAAGAAGCTATCAGCTTAAAAGCAGCCCCAAAGCCAGTGACTTCTGAAGAAGGCGGCATCAACAAGAAGTCTACAGTGGCCGCTAACAGTGGTGCAGCCGGTATGGCCAGCAAGCCAGTTCACACAACTGGTGACACAGCACACGGTCGTCCAGCACCATCCACAAAAGAATTGATTGGTAGAGTGGGTAACACACCTGCTCAATCAACACAAGGTCTCAAGCCTGCTACCAAGCCAAACAATGGTCAAGCTGCCGGCGTGAATACAAAGAGTCCATTACCAAGCGGTCGTAAAGGCTAATTTGCCATGGTAAAGTACTTACAGGAACATCTTAATTTCAATCAGGCCAAGATTCGCGTCTTGTCCGAAGATAGTCCTGACGGCAAAGGAAAAACACTGTTCATGGAAGGTATATGCATCGAAGGCGGAGTAAAGAACGCTAACGAACGTGTATACCCTGTGAACGAAATTTCCCGAGCAGTAGATACTATTAACAAGCAAATTGTTGAAGGCTACAGTGTGATGGGTGAAGTAGATCATCCAGATGATCTCAAAATCAATCTAGACCGTGTGAGTCACATTATTGAAAAAATGTGGATGGACGGACACTGCGGCTATGGAAAATTAAGAATATTACCCACCCCAATGGGACAACTGGTCAAGACCATGTTGGACTCGGGTGTAAAATTAGGAGTTTCGAGCCGTGGTTCAGGTAACGTGAACGACGGCAACGGACATGTCAGTGACTTTGAAATAGTCACTGTTGATGTTGTTGCTCAACCCAGTGCTCCTCATGCATATCCTAGAGCCATCTATGAAGGACTTCTTAACATGAAGTATGGTCATAAAGTTTTGGAAATGGCCAAGGATGCTGGCAAAGACAACAAGGTACAAAGATATTTGAGCGGCGAGATAACTCGTTTGATCAAAGATCTTAAAATATAAGGAGAGACTATGTTAGATAGTTTAAAACCATTGCTA